ATGGGGCGCGTGCCCTTGCTGACAACCGCTGAGGTAGCCGTCGAGCTGGCCGTCAGCCCGGAGTGGGTGCGCGACCACCAGGCCGAGCTCGGCGCGATCAAGCTCGGCGGAGGCCCGAAGGCACGCCTGCGCTTCGAGCCCGACGCGATCGCCGCCTACAAGTCCCGCCGCCGCGTCCGCCCGCCGGAACCCGCGCCGACGCCCCGCCGGCGCCGCCGACGCCGCGCCCCGGCCGACGTCGAGCTGATCCCCCTCCCGCCTGGTTGACCCCGCGAGGAGTCAGGCGACGCGACCGTCTGGGGCAACCTTGACGGCCCCGCAGGCCGCGAGGATCCCGACGTGGTAGCGGACGAACCTGAGGTCGAGGTCGGTTGTCGTCGCCAGCGTCTCGATCGCGAGCGGCTTCCCCGCCGCGGCGATGCGTTTCTTCAGTGTGGCCCGGACGGGGTGCAGTAGGGCGCGGGCGAGGGCTCTGGTACGTCGCTTGGCCATCTCGAATCCTTCCTATGCCTTATCTGAGTAAGTCGCAGTGTTCAAAGCGGCCGATAGTCTACTTCGTTCTTTCGCCAAGTACGAGGCCTGCGCGCCGGGCAGCGTGTACCGACCCTGCCTCGCGCCGACTACGACAACCCGCCCGATCCCCTGGTTCACCTCGGCCTCGCACTGCGGGCACTGCGCGAAGCCAAGGGGCTCAAGCAGATCGAGCTCGGCGCCGCGGCCGGCGCCACCGAGAGTCAGGTGAGCGATATCGAGCGGGCACGGAACAACCCCGGCTGGACGCTGGTTGTTCGCCTGCTCGACGGCCTCGACGCCACCGTGGGCGATCTCGCCGACGCCTATGCCCGCGCCGAGCGGGGCGAGCTGGCCGGCGGTTAGTCTGTCTGCGACGCCAGCTAAGGTTTCGTTCGTGGTGGTCGCTGGCTTCTCCCAGCGGTCTTCAAGGTAGGACATCTCGGCCTCAAAAACGCCGTCCTTCGGGGCGGCGTTGGCCGTTTCAGGGAATCCGTCCGGGAGCAGCCATACCCTGCGCTGCCAGATGCCTCACCTTGACGAAAGACCACTGTGCATCCTGATGAGCTGAACCTAGGCGGCTTCGACGCCGACCAGCTGGCGGAACGGATCTGGCGAGCCGTTGATGCGGCCTTCGGGGCTGATGAGGCAGCATGCTATGAGGACGGGGACAGAAACCATTTCCCGCTGCTGCGCGCGGCCAGGCGGAAGGTCATCGCCGCCGGCGCAGAGTCGGTCCTCGACCATCCGCTGGTCGAGGAGATGATCGATGAAGCGATCGACGATGTCTTCGAGCGCGCGTCTATGGCGACCTGGGTCGCGTTCAATGGCGGCGGCAACAGGGACGAACTCGGCATGGCCCGGGCTCACGCCCACTCGGTCAGTCGGCACAGCACGCTTCGCGCCCAGCGGCAACGCAGAGGCGGGAGGGATGTTGTCGTCTCTCGGCGGACTTGCGCCCGTCAGCGCGCTTCCCGCGGCTCAGCTCCTCGCACTCGCGGCTCTCGCCGGGTCACGCGATCAGCTGGCGACGACGACCCTCCCGGCGAATCCGCGCCGGGTGAACTGACCCGGCAGCCGCTCAGCGGCAAGCGATGGCGACAGATGGTGGCCGCCCATGTCTAGCACCACCGCCACCCCGCCGCAGAACGTGGACGCCGAGAAGGCCCTGCTCGGCGCTCTCCTCGTCACCGACTCCGCGTGGGCCGCAGTGGCGAATGCCCGCCTGCGGACCGAGGACTTCTACCTCGACCGCCACCGGGCGATCTTCGGTTGCATCTCCGAGCTGGCGGACGCGGACGCCGCGGTCGACGAGCTCACCGTCGTCGATGCGCTGCGACGCCGCGACGAACTCGATGCCTCTGGCGGCCAGCACTACGTCTCCGAGCTGGCGGCGAAGGTCCCCGCCGCCGGCAATGCCAAGCACTACGCCGAGATCGTCCTGAGTGCAGCGGCTACCCGCGCGAAGCGCGAGATCGGTCTTGAGCTGACCAACGGGCTCCCGCCGGAGGCCGCGATCGAGCGTCTCGTGGCGCTGCAGGGCCGCACGGCCGCCGCGGATCCGTCGAGCTGGACCGCCGTCGATCTGGGCCCGGCGATCGAGGGGGAGGGCCGCGACCCGGCGCCGACGATCCTCTCTCGCGCTGACGGCCCCTCGCTGCTCTACACCGGCAAGCTCCACCAGGTCTCCGCGGAGCCTGAGGCCGGCAAGGGCTGGTTTGCTCTCCGGGCCACGGCCGATCTGATCGGGACGGGCTTGACCGTCATCTACGTCGACTTCGAGTCGGATGCTCCCGAGATCGTCGCCCGCCTGCTCGCCCTGGAGGTGTCGCCCGACCAGATCCTCTCCCAGCTGATCTACCTGCGCCCCCATGAGCCGTTGACCGACCTCTCGCGGGCCGAGCTCGACGGCGCCCTCTCGAGGGAGCCGGCGCTCGTGGTCCTCGACGGTGTCACCGAGGCGCTGACGATCCACGGTCTCGACCTCGGCGACAACGCCGACATCGCCCGCTGGCTGGAGCTGCTGCCCCGCCCCGCGATCCGCGCCGGCGCCGCCGTGCTCATGATCGACCACGTCGTCAAGGACCGCGAGGCCCGCGGTCGCTACGCGATCGGCGCCCAGCACAAGCTCGCCGGGATCGACGTCGCCTACTCGCTGGAGGTGGTCGAGCCGTTCGGCCGCGGCAAGAACGGCCTGGTCAAGGTCAAGGTCGCCAAGGACCGGCCGGGCCACGTCCGCCAGCACGCCGAGGGAGAGCACGTCGCGCTCATGCGCCTCGCCTCCGACGCCGGCTCGGGCAGCGTCTCCGTCACCCTCGACCCGCCCGACGCGACCGACGACGAAGGCGAGTTCCGACCCACCGCGTTGATGGAGCGGGTCTCCAGGGCGATCGAGGCGAACCCCGGCCTCAACCGCGAAGAAGTGCTCTCGATCGCCGGGGGCAAGCGGGAGTACACGTCGAAGGCGCTCACCCTTCTGACGACCGAGGGATTCGTCGAGCCCGAGTCGGTCGGACGAGCGAAGCTGCATCGGTCGGTCCGGCCTTACAGGGAGGCCGACGATGCTTCCTGAGAGGGCACCCCGTACCCGGTTCCCACGCCGTTCCCACCCCGTTCCCGGTACCGGGTGGAGTGGCCGTGACGCGGTACCCGCCAGAGGGGTACGCCCCGTAGGGGCGTCCCCGTCGGGTACCTCGTCGCCGCCGGCGCCGGGGCCGCATTGCGTGGCTGACTCGGTTCCCGGGGGAGGGGAGGGCTGATGTCCGGGGAAATGACCCCCACCGCCTCGCTGAGCCCTTCTGGGCGAAACGATGCGCGCGAGGCGAGTCAACTTCTGACCGCCGAGCAGGTCGCGGAGCGCTTCCAGATCCCCCGCAGCCACGTCTACCGGCTGACCCGCGAGGGGCGGCTGCCCTGCGTGAAGCTGGGCCGCTACAGGCGCTACCGCATCGCCGAGATCGAGAGCTTCGAGGCCGATGGGGGCACCGAGTGACGCGCCAGCGGAGTGAGAAGCCGTTGCGATCCGCATCCCAGAGCGCTTCCCGTGGCGGGAGTCGCGAGTCAGGTCGCGGATCGATCGCCCAACCCGCCACCCGCGCCGAACTGGCCGACGCCGTCGAGGCGGTCAACGCCGCCTTCGCTGCCCTCCCGGCTGAGGGCCAGGACGCGGTCGACACGGCGGCCACCGATCCCCTCGAAGCCGAGGTCGACGCGGCGATCCAAGCCGGCGACCGGCCGCGCGCCCGCGCCGCGATCCGCGCCTGGCGCCAGCACTGGTTGGCCGAGATCGAGGGAGCGCGCCCGTGACCGCGACGACTCCCGACCTGACCGCCCGCATCTGGCTGCCGGAGACTCCACCGTCGCTCAACGTCATCGCCGGCCGCGGCTCGCGCTGGGCCTGGAGCCGGGCGAAGCGCCGGTGGCAGACCGAACTCGGGATGCTGCTGCTCGCCGAGCGGCTGCCCCGCGGCCTGCAGCGGGTCGAGGTCTCGGCGGTCCTCACCTTCCCGACCCGGCGTCGCAGGGACGCCGGGAATCACCGCGCCCTGGTCGAGAAGGCCCTGGGCGACGCCCTGGTCGAGGGCGGCTGGCTGCCCGACGACACCCCCGAGCACTTCGACTTCGGCGCGGTGACGTTCGCGCTCGGCCACCGGCGGACGACGATCGAGCTCGACTGCTGGAGGCAGCCGTGAGCCCCACGAACGTAAGCCCGGGCATCGAGGCGAAGGCGCACCGCTACCTCGCCGAGGGGCGGCTGACCATCCGGGAGCGCTCCGGGCGCACGGTCGAGGCCATCTGCCGGGGGAGCGACGCGGAGCCCTACCGGCTCGGCTACCGCCCCGACGAGGGCTGGCACTGCGACTGCCCCGCCTTCCGCGACTGCGCCCACATCCACGCGCTGAAGCTCGTCGTCGCCACGCCACCGGAGGGATCGGGATGAGCGACGAGACCCCCACTCAGGACGCCCCGGTGCCGGCGCGCGGGTACTCGTGGCCCCCGTTCGAGGAGGGCAACACCGCCGCCCTGAGGCACGGCGCCGAAAGCGCCCGGCTGGTCGAGCCACGGGCCCGGGAGCTGGCCCCCCAGATCCTCGCCGCGCACCCGCACCTCGACCAGCAGAAGGATGGCCCGGCGATCTTCCGGCTCGCGATGACCTACGCGCGCATCGAGCGCGTCTATCGCTGGCTCGCGGAACAGGACGACGCGGTCTTCGACGACGTCGACGCCGGCACGACCCACAGTGTCCTAGAAAGGTGCTCTCGATGGGAGCGGCAGGCCAGCGCAGACGAGGATCGGCTGGCGATCGCCCCGCTCACCCGGGTCAAGCTCGGCCTCGACAAGCTCAAGGGCGCCCAGGGCTTGGCCGAGTTCATCGGAGGGGCCGAGCAGTGAACGCCGCCGAGTGGATCGAAGCGCGGTCGGGTCTACGACTCCGGCCCTGGCAGCGCGCCGTGGTGCTGGCGGCCTTCCCCGAGGACGGCTCGCCCTCGCCCTACGAGACTTTCTTGATTAGCACGGTCAAGAAGACCGGGAAGACCACCCTCAACTCTTGGATCACGCTATACGCGGCGCTCCACTTCCCGCCGAGTGAGACGGCATACGTGATCGCCAACGACCAGGCGCAGGCCGAAGAGAACTGCTTCGACCTGATCGCGACGGCGGTTAGGTCGGCCGGCCTGGTGGACGTCGGTGCCGCCAAGATCCTCTCGGACCGGATCCTCTTCCCGGAGACCGAGAAGCGGGTCATCGCCCTGCCCGCCGACTACGCTGGGTCTGCCGGCAGCCGCTTCGGGATCACGAGCTGGACCGAGCTCTGGGCCTACCGGCACGAGGCGCACATCCGGCTCTGGGAGGAGATGACCCCGATCCCGAATCGTCGATCGCTGCGGATCGTGGACAGCTACGCCGGGTTCGACGGCGACGCCCCGGTGCTCGAACCGCTCTGGAAGCGCGCGCTCAGGGGCGAGCGCCTGAGCGACGACCTGCCGATCTACGCCGAGGGGAAGCTCTGGGCCTACATCGACCAGGGCGAGGAGGCGCAGCGCCGCGGCTGGCTCGGCAACCCAGCCGAGATGGAGGGCTACTACACCGAGCAGCGCAAGTCGCTGCGCCCCGGCACCTACAACCGGCTGCACCTGAACAAGTGGCAGGCCGGCGAGGAAGCATTCATCACGGCCGAGGCGTGGGACGCCTGCGTGAGCGATGGCTCCGCTGAGCGCGAGGTCCGGGGACCGGTCTTCGTCGGCTTGGACGCGGCAACCAAGCGCGACTGCGCCGCGGTCGTCGCGGTCGCTCGCGAGGGGGAGCGGGTCCGGGTGGTCGCCCATCGAATCTGGAAGCCACGCCTCGGGCGGCCAGTCGATCTCGAAGATGTCGAGGACTACGTTCTCGAACTCGGGCGTCGGTTCGAGATCGAGGTCGTCAGCTTCGACTCTCACCAATTCCTGCGCTCGGCCGGTGTCCTTCGCCGCGGCGGGGTGCCGATGGAGGAGCTCACGCAGTCGAGTGGCAACCTGACCGCAGCCGGGAACGCGCTGTACGAGTTGATCGGCGAGCGGCGCCTGGAGGTCTCACCCGACAAGGAGCTTCGCAAGCACGCCCTGAACGCTGTCGCGGTCCCGTCGGGCCGAGGGTGGAAGTTGGCCAAGGAGAAGGCGAGCCGCAAGATCGACGCGGCGGTGGCCCTGAGCTTCGCCTGCCTGGCGGCGGTCAAGCATGCGGGTGTGGTTGCCAGCCCGGGCCAGATCCCGTGGGACGGCGGCATTGTCCCGTGGTGGACTCCCAGCCACGTGCCTCCCGGCCACCCCGATCGCGTCAACCACATGCGCACGCAGAGGGCGGGCAACTTCCGCTGCCCTGACTGCGAGGTGGAGATCGCCGCCGACGAAGCCGCCGATGTGGAGCAAACACCGCGGCCTACCCGTACGTGGCGACATGCTCGGGGGATCAAGCAGACCAGGGTCATCGGCTCGGTCTCCGATAGGGCGCTTGAGGATGACCCCGACTGGTCTGAGGTGGAATCCAGACCGGATCAGCCCGTAGGGGTGCACACCGTGGCAATGCACACCCTGCACGAAAGGAGCAGATGATGCCCAGGAACCGAACCTGGAAACACACCGCCAGCGACATGCGCAAGACGGTGGTTGTCGGCTCCCACGCCGACACCCGCCTCCAGCGCGACCCGGCGTGGAGTGAGGAAAAGACCGACGACCGGCGCGGCGACGCGCCCGACCCGAAGGGAACCAACCGATGAGCAAAGTAGTGAAAGCCCTCAAGGCGATGGGCATCAGCTCGGACGCCGTCGCCGAGCTCAAAGCGCCGGCGGACCTGGCGATGCACACCCTCAACAACACGGCCAACCAGCTTGCAACGGCGATTCGCGAGAGCCGCGGCGACATCGCCGCGATCGAAGCCGAGGCGGACATCACCGGCGAGGCCAAGGCTCGCCGCATCAAGGAGCGGCGCGAACAGCTCGCCGATCGCATCGCCGAGATCGACGCCGATCGCGCACGCGCCGCCGAGCGCCTCGAGCGGTGGGTCGGCGAGGCCCGTACGACCCACCTCGACACGGCCGCCGAACTGCTCGACGAGCAGCAGACCAGGCGGGCGTGGGAGCGTGCGCGGCACCAGATCGAACAGGGCACCGACGCGTTGGCCGTCGCCCAGGCGGCCGTTGAGGCCGGCGACAGGGTCACCATCGAGGCGCTGCGCCAAGAGCTGCCCGCGATGGGGGAGCCCGCCGACGTGATCGCGGTCCTCGATGACCTGGAGACGCCCCTGCTCTCCGAGCCCGAGCGCGAGCTGCGAGAGATCGCCAACACCGCCTCGAAAGGTGACTACTGGTCGCGGACCGCGATCAACTACGCGACGGCCGAGGTGAACGGCGAGCAGGTCCACGAGCTGCCGATCGCAAGAGCCGAGGACGGCGACAGCGGCGTCCTGCGCATCGACTGAACCTGTCCGAGTCGAAACGGAGAATGGAGTGTGACTATGGCCAAGGGTAAGAAAAAGCGGAAGAAGGGTAAGCGGGTGCGAAAGGATCACCTGGTGAAGGACCCCCACCTCGGGCCTGTTCGGTTTCGCACTCTCTCTCCCGAGAAGTTGCGGAGCCTCGCGGCGTCGATCAGCGACAACGAGCCCGACCCCGCAGTCCTCGGTGCCGACCAACACCTCGGCAAGGCGAGCGAGGCCACGCTTCGGAGTGTGTCCCTGGACGGTGAAATTCTGAGGGCCGCCCTTCTGGACGATCACCTGAAGCGACGCCTCTGCCTTGACGGAGACGAGGGGCGCGAGCTGACCGTCGAGGACGGTGTCGCGATGGAGCGCATCGCCGCGGAGGTCCGCCGGCTCAGCAGGGGAGGCGGCTGAGCCAGTGCGCACGCCCGGGGTCCCCGCATCGATCCTCTCTGTTGTCGTGCAGGCACGCGGCATCGCCAAGACGAACGCCGAACTTCTCGGCACCCAGAGGAATCTTGAGCGCGCGCGGAAAGCCGCGAAATGGGCCGCCGTCGGCATCGCCGCGAGCCTGCTGTACGCGGGCAAGGTCGCGATCGACTTCGAGGCCGCCTTCGCCGACGTGGAAAAGACCGTCGATGCCAGCGCCAAGGGGTACGCGCGATTAGAACGCGGCATTCGCGACATGTCGAAGGAAATCCCGACCGGCGCCGATGAACTCGCGCGCCTGGCGGGAGTCGCCGGGCAGCTCGGGATCAAAGAGCGCTCCATCCTCAAGTTCACCCGAGTGGTTGCGGACCTCGGCGAGACGACCAACCTTCAGGGTGAGGCGGCGGCGACCACCCTCGCCCGCATCGCCAACATCATGGGCACGAGCGAGCGCGACTACGGGCGCCTCGGCTCGACCATCGTCGAGTTGGGCAACAACCTGGCGACGACCGAGGCCGAGATCACCGAGATGGCCCTGCGTCTCGCCAAGACCGGCAAGCAGATCGGGCTCTCGGAGTCCGACGTGCTCGCCTTCGCCGGCGCTCTGTCGTCGGTCGGCATCGAGGCCCAGGCCGGCGGCTCATCCTTCGCGCGCGCCTTCATCGAAATGGCGCAGGCGATCGACACCGGAGGGGGCAAACTCCAGCTCTTCGCCGAGACCGCAGGCATGTCGGTCGGCCAGTTCAAGACTCAGTTCGAGCGCGACGCCGCGCTGGCGATGGTCGCCTTCACCGAAGGGCTGGGGCGGATCAACAAGGAAGGCGGCAGCGTCTTCCAGACGCTCGACAAGCTCGGCCTCTCGGAGATCCGCGTGCGCGACGCCCTGCTCGGCGCCGCCGGCTCCGGCGACCTCTTCCGCGAAGCCCTCAAACGAGGCAACGCCGAGTGGGGCCGCAACACCGCGCTGACGATCGAGGCGAACAAGCGCTACCGGACGACCGAGGCGCGCCTGGAGATCATGAAAAACAAGGCGCTCGATTGGGCGCGTGGGCTGGGGCAAGAGCTGCTACCGGCGCTCAACGAGATGATGGATGTGCTCGACGACCCGAGCCTGGATGCTGAGGAGAAGTTCAAGCGCATCGCCGATGTGGGAATCAAGGCGATCAGCGATGGACTAGAGCAAGCGGCCAACGTCGCCGCAGATGCCGGGCCAGAGATCGTTGCCTCGCTCGCCTCCGGCATGGCCCGGGCGTGGAGCGATATGAACCCACTGGCCAAACTGTTCACCGTCGGCGTCCTGATCCGGGCGGTCGGCGGCAAGGGGGCGATCCTGCGGGCCGGCGGCGCGGTCGGGGCGCTGTTCGGCGCCGGAGTGTCGGCTGGGGCGGCGGCGGGTGTCGCCGGCGGCGCCGGTGGCGGCGCGGCCGGGGGCGCGGCGGCGGGCGGCGCGGCCGGGGTCCTCGCCAAGCTCAAGGCCGCGAGGTGGGCGCGCATCGGCGGGCTGGCCGTCGGCGCCCTCATCGGCGACCAGCTGATCCGTGGCCTCGGCGACAAGCTCGACGAGGGCAGCGACGATCTCCGCACCCGTCTCGAGGGGCTGGCCGGCGCCGGCGCCTTCGACTTCGACCCGCTCGGCATCCTCGGCGGCAAGGGCGACGTCGCCGAGCGCAGCATGGCCAAGAACCTGATCGCGCAGCTCGACGAGATGGAGAGCAAGCGCGTGAAGCTCTCGGCGGCCACCGAACGCAGCCTGCGTGCCCAGGCGGCCGAGCTCGACCTGACCAAGGAGCAGCGCCGCCAGCTCGACCACGTCTTCAAGCTCACCTCGGTCGGCCGCCGCCTCGGGGTCAAGGTCGACCTCGGCGTCGATCCCGAGAAGCTGCGCCAGTTGGAGATCGCCTTCGGCGGCCTGCGCGGCGGGGTGTTCACCTCGATGGAGGACATCCAGAAGGTGGTCAAGCGCAACATGGGGATCGTCCGCTCGGAGCTGGGCGGCAAGTCGGCCGAGGGGCGCAAGCTATTGGCGCAGAACTTCCGGGCCGCCGCCGAGGCGATCAGGCAGGCGATCGACTCGGGCGCGATCCCGAAGACCAAACAGGGCTTGGCGAAGATCGAGAGCCTGATCCGCAGCGCCAAACTCGTCTCCGGCCAGGACCCGCTCGGCATCGCCAAGGGCTTCGCCGATTCCTGGGAGAAGGCCGAGGGGATCAACAGCCGGATGGTGCGCGAGATGATCGCCGACCTCGGCAAGATGCCCAAGCCGGCGAGGCAGAAAGCCGTCGATGCGATGCTCGCCTACGCCCGCGGCCTCGTGCAGGCCGGGAAGATCCCGCTCGACGACTTCCGCGACTTCCGCTCCAAGCTCCTCTCGGAGTTCGACGGCTTGCGGGCGCAGGGAGGCAAGAAGGCCGACGCCCTCGCCGAGCGCCTGAGCGAATCGTTCGGGACCCTCAACACCAACGTCGGCTCGGCCCTGGAAGGCGTCATCGGCAACACCCGCAGCGCCCTCGCGGCTCTTGGCGTCAAGGGTGCGATCAAGGGCTTCGCCCTCAAAAACCCCGACTTCGTCTACAGCACCAAGCCCTCCAAGAACCTTGCCGAGCAGAGCAAACAGGACGGCGGCTTCATCGTCCCCGGCACCGGATCCGGCGACACCTTCCGCACCGCGCTCGCCCCCGGCTGGTTCATCATGAACCGGGAAGCCACCTCGGCCTACGGCTTCAACCGCGGGGGCAAGGTGCCCGTCGCCCTGGAGCCGGGCGAGCGCGCCTTCCCGCCGCACGAAGTCCGGGCGATGGGCGGCGCCGGCACCCTCGAGCGGATGAACCGGGAAGTCCCGCGCTTCCAGAAGGGCGGGGAGATCGGCAAGCCCCAGCTCTCGGGCCCGGCCGGGCCCCTGCTCGACGGCGGGCGCGCGGCGATCGATCAGGTGCACAAGGCCGCGGTGGAATACGTGGCGAAGCACCGGCCGAAGGGCAGCCCGGGGGGCGCCGCCTTCGGCCCCAAGGGAGTTGGCTCCTACAAGGGCGTCCCGATGGCGAATTGGGTCATCGAAAGCCTCATGTACGCAGCGAGCAAGGGGGCATCCCCGCAGCCGACCTCCGGCTACCGCAGCCACGCCTACAACGTCGCCCAGGGCCGCAACTACAAATCCGAACACGAGGGGACGCAGTACCCCTACGGCGCGGTCGACTTCGGCGGCTACACCTCGGGCTACGCGGCGAAGATGTCGGTCGTCAACGCGACCCGCGACTTCAAGTACCCGCTGCTCGCCCCGATCGGCTTTGAGGATGACGGGCACGCGTCGGGTACCGGACACCAGCTGGGCGGCGTGGTCCGGGCACTCCAGGCCCTCGCCGAGGGCGGCTGGGTGAAGACCGGCTACACCACCTACTCCGGCTCCGGCGGCGGCGCCGGCGGCAACCTCCAGTCGGGCGCCGGCTTCGCCGAGCTCGGCTCGGCGACGTCGACCGGCGCGCTGAGCGAGCCCGGCCACCTGGCCGCCGCGCTCGGCCGCGGCACCCTGCCGATGGACTTCCCGATCGACCTCAAGATCGGCTCCATCGGCAAGGTCGGGCGCCTGTACAAGCGCGACCGCGGCTACGGCGACGGCAACTCCCACTACTCCGTGGACATCCACGACAAGGCGTTCGGGCTGGTCGGGCTCTCCGGCCACAACAAGGGCGACGCGTGGGTGCGGCCCGCGGGCGGCGCCGGCGGCGAGGCCACCGAGGCGATGAAAAAGCAGGCCGAAGGCAAGGCCCGCAAGGCCAACTACGAGGCGAAACTGCGCAACCTGCGCCAGCGGGTCGCCGACTCGAAATCCGTCCCGGCCAAGCAGTCCGCGCTGTGGCGCCTCATGTCCATGTGGGGGCGCGTGGGCATCTTCGACAAAGGCGAGCGCGCGCACATCCTCGACCGCGTGCAGGCCGCCGCCGCCCAGGGCAAACCCGAGGGCACGGTCAAGGTGCTCTCCCACCTCGCCTCCTACGCGCGCAAGACGGGCGAGGTCACCGGGCAGGACCCCGACAACTGGCACTCGCTGACCGACGCGATCGAGAAGGCGCGCGAGCGCGGGCAGACGCAGCGCGAGCGGACCGTGAAGCGCCACGCCGCGGCGCGCCAGCGCAAGATCGCCCGCATCGCCGCGCGCGGCAACTTCCCCGCGCTCGCCAAGATGCTCGAGCGGCAGGAAGGCGCCTACAACGTCGCCAACCAGAGCGCCGAAAAGCTGGTCGCCCTGGAGCCCGAAGAAGTCACCGACGCCTACGTCGGCCAGGAGCGCGGCGCCTGGGGCTCGGTGCTCGAACAGCTCGGCGGCTGGCGCGACAAGACGGTCGGCGCGCGCGACTTCGCCGAGCACAAGAAGATGGCGTGGCAGGCCGAGATCGACTCCATCCGGGCCTTCAACGTCCCCGGCATCAAGCAGTTCATGCGCTACTTCCACAAGCACAAGTGGCGCATCGCGCCCCTGCGCGAAGCGATCTCCAACGCGAACACCTTCGTCGAGGACCGCCACTCCGAACTCGGCGACCTGCAGGGGTTCGGCGGCCCGCAGGGCAAGATCGGTCCCGTCGGCGAAGGCACGCCGTGGTGGCTGACGTTGGGCGGCCCGGGCGCGCGCATCTTCGACACGCAGAACACGATCCGCGAACTGGCGCTGAAAGTCGGGAAAGGCGACACCGACACCGGCCCCTCAGAGACCGACCGCGAACGCGCCGACCTGCTCGAAAAACTGCTGCGCGAGCGCAACCTCGCCGACGCCGTCACCGGCCGCCAGGGCGCGGTCATGAAGCAGTGGGACCAGATGCGCCAGGGGTTCGGCTTCGCCGGCATGTTCGAGCACGGCGGCATGATCCCGGCGGGCATGTGGGGAGTCGCCGGCGAGAAGGGGCGCCCGGAGATCGTGGCCGGCCCCGCGACCGTCTTCTCCAACGATCAGAGCCGTGAAATGTTCGGCGGTGGCGACGGCGGCAGCGGTGACATCGAGGTGTCGCTGACGATCAAGGGCGACGTGGTCCCGGCCGAGGGCGTCGATCCCAGCGAAGTCGCAGAAATCCTGGTCCGCAACCCGCGCACCCGTGAGGTCCTGCGCAGGGCGGTGCTGGGCGGCCAAGGCACTGGCGTTCGCACGCCGGGAGACAGAGGGAGGAGGTGGTAACAGATGCCTGAGCAGAGCGTCAGCCAACTGCTGGCGGAACGCCCCGTAGGGCAATACAGCAACGGCGAGCCCCTCTATATGTCTGGGCAGTTCCTGTTGTGGCAATGTCTGAATGGGAGCCGGCAGTTCCGCACCGAGGCCGAGGTTCGGAAAGCGCTGGAATCTGGCCAGCCCGTCCCTGGCCCGATCACGAACTACCGTGGTGGTTGATCGCCCCAACCGGCGCTGCCCGGTCTGCGGGACCTCCCTGAAGGGCCGGCGCTCCGACGCCGAGACCTGCGGCCCCTCGTGCCGCCGGGAGCGCCGTCGCCTGCTGCGCCTCCTAGCGGGAGAACAGGATGGTCGGTACGCGAACCTTCGGGACTACCTCGACCGTCCCCGTAGACGTGCACAACAAGCGAGCCGGGCGGCGTGAGGGGTTGCGCAACGCCGCAGTCGGCTATACAGTGCCCTGAACAGAAGCGGGACCGCGGTGTGCGACCACCCGGTCCCCGGCGCCGGGCCAAGTCACCAAGGTCCCGACGCAGGGGGAAGGGTATCCCGTATCGCCGGTTTCGGAAAGCGGCCCCCGGCGGCGTTGGAGCGCCAACCGAGGGCCTGACCATAAAGGAGCAGAACCTCCCTCATGGCTAAGACGGGCAATTCAACCAGCGCCAGTGCAGTCCTTCCCGACGCGTCGGCTCAGCAATGTCAGACGACCACCTTCGATCCGAGAAGTTCGTCCCTCCCGCTGAGCCGGGAGGAGCGGGACACCCTCTGCCGGCTGCTGCGGGCTGCCGGCGCCGAGAAGGTGAAGGACCTGAGGGAGTTCGCCGACGACGGACTCAGGGACGACTGGATCATCCCCGGGTGGCGCAGCGAGGTCAGCTGGATCTTCGATGCCCTTCGCGAGCTCGACGACGAGGCCAGCTCCTATAGCGTGACCGTCACGTGGGGGCTGATCCGCTTGGTCGAAGGGCACTGTGCATCTGTCGATCCCGAGGGGGCGAATGCGGAAGTGGCTGAGGCGATCCTCGGCAAGCTCTGGGGGTGCGACGGCCCGCTGCCGAAGGTCGAGCTCACGGCCGTCGAGAGACAGGTGCTCCGCGATGCCGCCGAGAGCTGGGCGTGGGCTGCAGGGCTGGACCTGGAGGCGACCTTCGAGGGTCAGCACGGGCTCGACCAGGAGCGTCGCCGATACCTCGAGCGGTCGCTTTCGGCGATCGACGCGCTCGGCTGGGAGCGCGACGGCGCCGCCGCTCGCCAGCCCCGCGAGCTGCGCGCCACGCCGCCGGTCATCGAGATGCTGCGCGGAGAGAGCACCGGGACCGACTGCGATGTCATCAAGGCGGCCTGCAGGGCAACCCTCGAGCGGTGCGGAGTGGAGTGCTCATGACCGACCCGGCCGCAGTCGAGGCGCTTGCCGCAGGGTTCGCCCGCGGCGTTGAGCGCCGCCTACGAGCCGAACGGCCCGATCTCGCCTGGGAGGTCCGCGTCGGGCCAATCGATTGGGCCAAACTCGCTCGGCTCGAAGCCCGCGCCGACAAGGCGCGCCGCGAAGGAAAGGAGAAGCGCTGATGGCGAAGCTCACGTCGCAGCTCTACAAGGCTGCGCGGCTATCGAACACGCTCGGGGCCCTCACGTCCGGCGACTCCCGCCGGGCCGGGCGCCGGGCCAAGAACATCGGCGTCGGCCGGCTGCTCGCACGGGGCGGCTTCTGGCGCTGGCTATGGGGAGGGAAGTGATGATGGCCAACGTCACCTGTTCGGTCCAGAAAATCGAGCGCAAGCGAGGCATCGCGTTGTACCTGCGCTTCCGCCGCCTCGACGGCAGTCAGGGCAAAGAGAAGATCGGGATGCTCTGGCGGGAGCGAGGCAACCCACCCCGGGGGCACGTAACCGCGAAGCAGGCCGCGGCGGCGGCACGCCGGAAGGTCGTCGAGCTTGAAGACGAAGAGCCGACCGTCGACGGCGCCACCTTCGCGCAGGCCTGCACGGAGTACCTGCGCTACGTGCGCGAGGTCCGCCAGATCGACCCGAAGACGGCCGGGGATTACGAGGGCGTGGTCAACAGCTACCTGCTCGACGAGTTCGGCGCCGCCACGCCTGCAGCCGACGTCACCCCGAAGGCGATCGAGGAATACCGCGACCGCCTGATGAACGACGGCAAGCTCTCCAACCGCACGATCGTCCGCCATCTGACGGTCCTCCACGGGATCTTCAAGCGGGCGAAACGGGAGTGGGGGTTGGCCGAGAACCCGGCGAGCGCCGACATGGTCGAGCGGCCCAAGGTGGTCTACACGGGCGAGTTCGACACCTTCAACCGCGACGAGGTCGAGCTGCTTGCCACTCACGCCGACAACCGGCAGGACGCGGCGATCTTCCGCGTCGCCGCCTACACGGGCCTGCGGCAGGGCGAGCTGCTTGCCCTGCGGTGGAAGCACGTCGACTTCGTCGGCGGGCTCCTCCATGTGCGCAAGAACTACACCGGCGGCAGGGAGAAGGTCCCGAAGGGCAAGCGCGTCCGCTCGGTGCCGATGATGCCCGACGTCGTCACCGCCCTCGCCACGCTCAAGGAGCGCGAGCACTTCACCGACGACGACGACCTGGTCTTCGTCAGCGAGGTCGGCGAGCACGTCGACCACTACGAGCTGCGCCGGCGCTACTACGCTGCGCTCGAGGCGGCCGGCCTGCGCCGGATCCGCTTCCACGATCTGCGCCACGCGTTCGGGACGGCCGTGATCGCGAAGCTCGACCCGTTCAAGGTGCAGGGCTACATGGGCCACCAGCACTACTCGACCACGCAGCGCTACCTGCACCACAAGCCGCAGCCCTCGGACGCCGACGCGATCGCCGCGGCCTTCGGCGGCGGGTCAGAACCGGGTCGCAACCGGGTCGCAGACTCGGCCGATTCGGGGGTAACTGAGCGAAACTCAGAGCAACAGTCCGTGCCTACGGAAGCTCAGTAGTACCCGTCCCGGTTGCCTGCAAAGCCGTTTACACCGGTTCGATTCCGGTAGGCGCCTCTGGCTCTGTCAAGCGGTTTGCGGCTTGCCAGAGCGGTTTGCGGTGGATTTTGTGCCGCAACCGAAAGCTGGCTGAATCCGCTTGTCTGGGTGGCACAGGGTGGCACAGAGGGTGGCACGGACGGGCTGAAGGCTTCACCTCGCATCCGCGCGTTACACGTTTATCCGTCGATGCACCCTTAAGTAGGAGCCGGTCATCCCCTAGCGTTCCAGAGGTGGAGGCTCCAGACCACGAGCAACGCGACATCGAGCGGTACTTCACGAGCCAGAGTCGTGACGACCCGATAGTTCGGTCCGAGAAAATCACCACTGAGGCGATTCTCGGCCGACGCTACGACGTCTGGGAGGTCGAGGCTGAGAGTGGCCGGTGGTGGGTCATCACGAACCTCACGAACCTCTATTCGCATGAGAAGTTCCCGAGCATGGATGAATGCTTGTCCTTCCATATCGGCCTAATGCAGCGGTTGATGGCGCGGGAGGCTCGGGAGAACCGCGCCTCGCCGGAGGAGGAAGACCGGATGCCTGCTGCGTGGCGCAAGCTGGCACAGGCAGAGGATGCCCTTGAAAGGGCGGACGAGGCCGAGGAGTTCCAGGCGGTTGCCTTGAGGCTGCGCGAGGCGCTTGTCCGGTTCGCGAGGGAAGCCGCTGAATCGGACAGACTGCCGAAGGGGCAGGACGCACCGAAGAAAGGCGACTTCGTTGGATGGTCGAAGGTCGTCGCAGACACCGTCGCCAAAGGGAGAAGCAACAAGGCTTTGCGCTCATACCTGAAAAGTACGGCGAAGGCCACTTGGGAACTTGTTTCTGCGCTGACGCACGACGACGACGCGACCCAGCTCGACGGAGAGATTGCCGTCGAAGCCACCGGAACTACCCTGACGACCTACATGGCCGCGCTCGTCCGGTATGAGAGGGGTGCACCAGATCGGTGCCCAGAATGCGAGTCGTACCGGGTGGTCGCCGACTATAGGCCGGACATGGCGCAGGGGGCTTATGTCACTCTCTGTGCGAACTGCGGTTGGGAGGATGAGCCCGGGGTCGAGTAGGGGAGAAAGCAGTACCCCGACCTACCCGCCAACAGCGCCGGGCGAAGCGGCAGTCAATGGAACGCGGCACCCGTTCCCCGTACGGGGCAAGGCCGGGAGCGCTGCGCACACTCACCCAGTCGAGAGCGCGGCGATCGATTACCGCCCGATCCCCATCACCCGGCCAAGGGTACGCGCTCTCGCCGCGTGCTGGCCGAACCGAGTGCTCTCTGCGTCTGCTGAAGTCGCCGCAGCGCCGCCTGTTGGCGGGGGCGCTTGGCCCCGGCCTTGGGTTCTCGGCCAAATAGCCTGTTGGGTCTTTGACCCCGTGCTCGTGCCGGTAGCGCTCGATCCGGGGGAGTGACGAGCGCTGCGCTGGGGGGCCGTCGATCTCGACCGGGAAACGATCCGGGTGCGCGAGTCCTGGGAACCCCGCTGGAGGGGTCGATTGCTCCCAAGATCCGCACGTCCCGGCGCACGACGCCGATGCCTGGCGTCCTGCACGGGTTGTTGGCCGCCAGGCGCGAGCGCGGGGAGGGCTTACGCCACCTGATGCCCGGCGCGGAGGCCGAGGCGGCGGCTTTGCTTGATCGGTTCCTTGGCGCGTAGATGGAGTCGTCACGCGGGCGCGGTCAATAAGCTGCGGTCATGGCGGATGCGACTGAGCGGACCGATCCAGACGTGGGGAAAGCGATTGACCGCCATCGAGGTCGCAGGCGGGAGCATCGCTCACCTTGCACCGGATCGGACCCTCGTCGACGAGTTGATCGGGGATCGGCGGGCCGAGCAAGCAGCCCTGGATGCAGCCCGGCATGGTGGCGATGATTGGTGAGCCGCAAGCGCGACATCAAGCAGTTCCGGCAGGCGTGCAAGGAGGCAGGGTTGACCGTGCGGGAGCGCCATGAGGCCAGCGAGGCGCTGCACGCCGAGAAGCAGTCCGGAAACGTGCAGCGCGACATGAGCTATGGAGAACTACTGGCCTGGCTGCGACAATGGAGGGGCTGA